CTCTACACGGGCAACGGCACTGCTATTGGTAGCGGGGGTAAGGCAGTCACTGGTGTTGGGTTCCAGCCCGACAAAGTAGCGATTAAGAACAGGGATGCCGCAGATTCGTGGATGGTATTTGACGATGTCAGAGGTGCTACAAAGTATATACAGTATGACAACCCGTCAGGAGAAGCTACTTCCACACAGACTCTAAGCACCTTTGATTCTGACGGCTTTTCTGTTGGGAGTAACGTAGCAGTAAATACTTCTGGAGAAGATTACCTTGCTTATTGTTTTAAACAACATCCGAAATTTTTTGGCATAGCGACCTACACAGGGACAGCCGCCAACCAAACAGTATCTCATAATATGAGTGTAGCCCCACAGTGGGTTATAGCAAAAATATACCAAGCACCTTCAGCCGGAAACTGGTTAGTTGACCCAGATTCGGGGGGTATACAATATCAGGTACTTGACTTAAGTCAGGTATCTTATACTGCCGATTTTGGCGGCGGAAACACAGTCTGGAACAACACTGCGCCAACTGCCTCCGTATTTAGTTTAGGCGCAAATACAAATGCCAACGAATCAGGAAAAGCTGGTATAGCCTACTTATTTGCCAGTATGGAAGGTGTGTGCAAGATCGGCTCCTACACCGGGAGTGGCGCGGCTGATGGCCCCTTTGTTTACACAGGCTTTAGACCTGCTTTTGTCATCCTTAAACATACAACATTAGCGGGGGGTACATGGATGATGCACGACAGTGCAAGAAGCCCCGGCAATCAGTCTGACGAATGGTTCTACGCGGATGTAGCTTATGCTGAACAAAAACAAACTGGTGAAGGTTTAGATTTACTGTCTAACGGCTTCAAACTAAGAACTACAAATATAAACTGGAACCAGTCAGGACAACCTTTTATCTACATGGCATTCGCAGAATGCCCTTTCAAATACGCAAACGCAAGGTAAATGCAGGCAATGAGATACTACGATATAACCAATTCGGCTATTGTTAGTGAGAGACAGATTCTCAAGGCTAACCCGAACACGAGCTTTGCGTTGCCTTTGAGTGATGCGACTCTGGCTGACTTGAACATGGCTAAACTTCTGGAGGATGCCCGTCCCAGCTACGATGCAGACACCCAGACTGTCATTGAGGGTGCTATTGAGGAGCGTGGCGGTTCCTATTACCAGACCTACAGCGTTATTGACCGCAGTGCTGATGCCATTGCGAACGACTTGGCTAATAAGAAGTCACAGGTTCGCGCACAGCGTAACGCACGATTGGCTGAGACTGACTGGGCTATGATGCCAGACTCTCCTCTTATAGACTACGACAAAGGCTTGATGGCAAGCTACCGTGCTGCTTTGCGTGATGTCCCGGCACAGGAGGGGTTCCCGAACAACCCGCTACCTGAAGGCCCAGACCAGAGGCCATATGAAAGCTGGACTTATAATTCTACTGACTTTATCTGGGAAGCACCCCTACCTAAACCAGAAGGTGAAGCGTATTGGGACGAAGATGCTTACCAGGCAGATAACACAACTGGATGGCTAACCATCTAAATTTTAACTAAACCAAAGAGGTAACAAAAAATGGCAACAGAAAAGAAAACGCCTATATTTGTTGACGATGTGGAATACACATTTGAAGACATGACAGACCAGCAGAAAGCACTTGTGAACCACATCTCAGACCTTGATAGGAAAATCGGGACTACACAGTTTAATTTAGATCAATTAAACGTAGGGAAGACCGCCTTTGTGAATCTTTTGAAGGAAGCCCTTAACGAACAGCCAGCGGAGGCAAACTGACAATGGCAATTTCTTATAAAATCGACAAAATGGTACGCACCACTGCTGATGGCGGTGTTACCCGCGTCAGGGCAATCGCTTCAATGACTGACGGTGATATTACTGTCAGCGCCATGGTACACGCCAGCTTCACTCCTGACGCATCTGCTGATGGCTTTGTGGCTTTTGACAGCCTCACCGAAGCAGAAGTCATCGGCTGGGTAGAATCCGCTATTGATGTGGAGGCTGTTACTGCATCTCTTCAGGCAAAGCTGGATTCTGTCAAGGCTCCTGTCACTGCCATCGGTATGCCGTGGGCTACTGACGAACCTGCTGAAGAAGTGTAGGTGTAGCTTATTGTGTCGGTGTTAGATGCAGTATCAGCTTTATGGCCTCTGGCAGTTGGCTTTGTAACTTTAGTCATTGTGTTGGCAAAGATGCACTCTGACATCGACACTATCAAGGAAAAGATCCGTATCCTCTTTGAGTTGTGGAACAACAAATGACCGAACCTGCCGACTAAATGTGAGGACTAAGTCATGCCTGTAGCCGAGATAGCCATCCTCCTTGGAGGAGCCACAAAAGCCTTCAATATGTGCAAGGCCGCTGTCAATGCTGGGCGTGACTTAGAGGACATGGGGGCGTATTTCGCAAAGTTCTTTGATGCGAAAACAGCGATTGACGAAGCCGCCATCTACAATGAGAAAGGCAGTAAGCTACTGCGTGGAAAGTCAGTAGAAGCTGAAGCAATGCAGATTATGCTGGCTCGGAAGAAGTATGCGGACATGGAGAAGCAGTTGCGCGAGTTGTGCATGTACACAGTGGGTGCTGAGTTTTATCAGGAAATGCTACGCGAACGCACCCGCATACGACAGCAGAGGCTGACCAAGGCGAGAGAACAAGCGGCCCGTAACAGGCTTGTGCGTGATGGGGCTATTTTAACTGGCTTGACGGGCTGTATAATAGGGCTTGTCGTGTGGTTTGTAAGGGCGATGTGAAATGACCGAACAAGAAATAGAGATGTTGATCGACAGAGCTGCTAAAGAAGGTGCCAAGCAAGCACTGCGAGACATCGGGCTGTCTGACGCTGAAGCGTATGATGATGTCAAAGAGTTACGGTCTTTGCTGGAGACTTGGCGCGACACCAAAAAGACTGTAGGGCAGACGATAGCCAGGATGCTAACTACCGCCTTGTTAGCTGCGTTGGCTACTGGCGTGTGGATGAACTGGGGTGGTAAGTAATGGCTATTTACAGACTTACACAGTTCAGCGGTGTAGCCCCCGCCGTATCCCCAAGGCTGATAGCTGACGACATAGCGCAAACAGCTGAGAATATAGACTTCGAATCGGGCCGCTTAGTCCCGATTACAGATAACCTGTCTCATACTACTCTTAGTAATTCAATAAGAAGATCTGTCGCTTTCTACCGTGGGCAGTATCTCCTGCAATGGAACGAGGATGGAGTGAAAGCTGTTTCCTCGCCAATTGCCAACGATTCAGCTAAAAGGTTCTACTGGACGGGTGAAGATTACCCGCGTATGGGGTCTGATCCTACCATTCGACAGGGATCAGTTTACCCTGGTCTGAGCTACAGGTTAGGTGTACCAGCGCCAAGTGCAGCGCCTACTGTTACTACATCCGGCACAGTGGCTGAGGATGAAGACCCAGAGACACAGACTTATGTATATACATTAGTTACATCATACGGCGAAGAAGGCCCACCAAGTGAGGCTTCTGTTACGGTCAACAGGACATCTACGGAAACCGTAACTATAGATATGCCTTCTGCTAATAATCCGTCAGGTAATTATAACTTTGACTCCTCAAATGGTGCGGTAAAACGCATATACCGGAGCAATACTGGCTCAGCTTCAACTTCTTTTCAGTTTCTGACAGACGTACCGTACTCTGCTACCTCTTACACTGATAATACGCCCTCCGCTAATTTAGGTGAAGTTCTGCCTTCCACCTATTGGGTGGGGCCACCTGACGACAATGTCTCTTTATACCCTGATGGCCCAATGCAGGGTCTTATTTCTGTAGGGGGCGGGGTATTCGCTGGTTTCAGTGGAAATAGGCTGTGCTTTTCTGAGCCTTACCTACCACACGCATGGCCTGTCGAGTATCGATTGACAATTGACGAGCCGATAGTTGGCCTTGCCGCAACTAACAATGGCGTCATTGTACTGACAGAGGGGTTCCCCTACTTTGTTACAGGTACAGAACCCTCAGCTATGGTGTCTATACAGGTAGACGTTGCCCAGTCCTGCGTTAACGATAAGTCCATCGTAGACATGGGTGAGTACGTGCTATATGCGGGACCAGATGGGCTGGTTAGCGTGTCAAATACAACAGGGGAAGTTGTCTCTAACGGAATGATTTCTGCTAAACAGTGGAATGCTGATTTCTACCCTGAATCTATTAGGGCGTTCTTCTATGAAGGCACATACGTTGCTTTCTGGGAAGACAGCGGCTCCTACGGTGGCTGGGTTTTTGATCCGCGAGCTACTAAAAACGCTTTCTCTACTATTACGGTTTCCGCAGAAGTTCGTGGAGGGATTAGTCGGCCTAAAGATGGCAAGCTATACATAATCCAAGGTAACCAGCTTGTTAACTACAGAGCAGATACCACTGCTAAAACTTTTACTTGGAAATCAAAAGAGTTCTCTTTTGGCACACCCATAAGCTTCGGTTGGGTAGGGGTATATGCCGAATCCTACCCGGTAACTGTCAAGGTTTGGGCTGACGGTTCGCTCCTTTCTGAGTACAGCATTTCAGAGTCTTCCGGCACGTACACACAAACGACTACTACCCCCAGCGGTGTCTCTAACACAACTATGGGGGAACCTCTGATGAGGCTACCTTCTAGTGTTGCACACGTTTGGGAGGTAGAAGTTTCAGGTGCAGCAACAGTAAATGAAATTGTTTTAGCCTCCTCTGCAGAAGAGATACTAGCAACGTCATGAGTTCATCAGCACGTACAAACTATCCGACTAAAGTTCCTGGAATACCTAAACCGCCAGCAGATGCTTCTCCTGCCATGCGCAGGTACTTGGAGAATCTTGCTGAAGCCGTTGAGATACGGTTAGGCCGAAGGGGGGATGCTAGGGATAGGGCGATCACATATCGTGATCTTATCAATGACGGCATTATTTATGAGCGGCTAAGTAATGCTGGCAATCCTACAGGCGGCGTAAGCTTAGACCCTCCAAACTCATCTTTGTTGCCCCCCGCGCCTACTAACTTCACGGTTACCGGCGCGTACTCCAAGATGATACTAAATTGGGATTACCCTAAGTACCTTGGGCATAGCGTTACAGAGATATATAGGCATACGGAAAACCAACTTGGCGATGCCACTTTTTTAGGGTCCAGCCCAGGGTTAGTTCTTGTTGACGAATGTGGGGGGGATGCTGCGTATTATTATTGGGCGCGGCACGTTTCTATTTATGATGTCAAGGGGCCGTGGCATTCCGTAGACGGAGAATACGGAGAGACAGCTGTCGATGTAGAATACTGGCTTGACCTATTAACGGGTGAGATCACGCAGAGCCAGCTCTACCAAGATCTTTCGGACAAGATTGACCTTCTAGACGCTGCCATTCCGCTATCACAGTTAAATACCTCAATAGCTGATGCAAATACCGCAATAGCTGACGCACAGGCTGCTATTGGGGACGCCGAAAACGATATTGTATCCCTACAAAGCGTAACTGACACCAACACTACTAGCATAACAAACCTTAATACTACGGTAGGGAACAACAGCAGTAATATCACAACGCTACAGAGCACAACTTCTACTAATGCTCAAGACATAACAGC